AGCATCTTCTATCGCTTGAGCGCAGACAATCTGTCGGGACTCAGCAAGGGATCGATAGAAGTTCCCGCGTCGGAAATCATTCACGACCGGATGAATTGTTTGTTTCACCCACTGGTTGGCGTGTCGCCGCTGTTTGCCGCTGGTCTCGCGGCGAGCGAGGGGCTGCGCATCCAAACAAATGCCGCAACCTTTTTCGGCAATAGCTCGCAGCCGGGCGGCATCCTCACTGCGCCCGGCGCAATCAGCGACGAAACTGCGCAGCGACTCAAAGACTACTGGAAGGAAAATTTCACCGGTGAGAACTCGGGCAATGTTGCCGTTGTCGGTGACGGCCTGAAGTTCGAGGCGATGCGCGCCAATGCTGTCGACTCACAGATGATTGAGCAATTGAAATGGACCGCGGAGGTGGTGTGCTCCTGCTTCCGGGTTCCTGGTTACAAAGTCGGCGTCGGTCCAATGCCATCAACGACGAACGTCGAATCGTTGGATCAGCAATATTACAGCCAGTGCCTGCAGATTCTCATCGAAGAGTTTGAACTGTGCATGGACGAAGGGCTCGGGCTGGATGTTTCCATTGCTGGAAAGCGCATGGGCGTCGAGCTGGATCTAGACGGACTGCTGCGCATGGATACGCAGACGATGATCTCGACGCTAGCCGATGGTGTGAACCGCGGCATCATGACGCCGAACGAAGCGCGCCGGAAGATCAATGCAAGGCCGCTCACCGGCGGCGACACGATCTACCTACAACAGCAGCAGTACAGCATCGAGGCGTTGCACGAGCGCGATCAGGACCAGCCATTTGCGAAGCCAACGCCTGCGGCAGCCGGCGCGCCAGCAACGTCATCGAGCAACAACAGCACCGATGATGACGAGGCAGACGATGCCGAAGCGATGCGCGAGTTGGCGGACACCATCATCAAAGGACTTCAAGAGGCCGCATGATGTCCGCTGAACTCGCCAAGCAGATCGGCAGGCAGATCCTCGACGCGGTCAAGGACTATGTGCAGCGAAGCGTCGAGCCGTTGCGCGGGCGTCTGCACGAATTAGAGGCATTGTTCCACCAGCGTCCTGCGCCTGAGAAGGGCGAGAAAGGCGACCCCGGGGATGCCGGCGAAGACGGGCATACGCCGACCGCAGATGAGCTGCGCTCGATCATCCTTCCTATCCTTCCGCCGGCGCAGATCGGTGAGCGTGGGCCGGCGGGTGAAGCAGGTCATACGCCTTCGGACGAAGAACTGCGCCAACTCATCACGCCGCTGATTCCCGCGCCGATTACCGGCGAGCGCGGCGCCCCCGGTGAGCGTGGGGATGATGGACGCGCGCCGAGCGACGAAGAGCTGAGAACGCTCATTGCTCCGTTGATCCCGGCGCCGCTTCACGGTGAGAAGGGGGAGCCCGGCGAGAAGGGAGAGCCCGGTCGCACTCCCGCAGAAGACGAGCTGCGGCAATTGATTGCACCGCTGATTCCCGCGCCGATCCCGGGCGAACGCGGGGAACCCGGGGAGCGTGGCGAAGATGGCCGGACGCCCAGCGAAGATGAGTTGCGAGCGCTCATTGGTCCAATGATCCCCGAGCCCATCCCCGGCGAACGCGGCGAGAAAGGTGCCCCCGGGGCGCGTGGGGAGGATGGACAGGCCCCCGGTGCCGAAGAACTACGCGCCATCATCGCGCCCTTGATTCCCGCGCCCATCCCGGGCGAGCGTGGCGAGAAAGGCGACCCCGGCGAACGCGGCGAAGGTGGGCAGATACCCGGCGACGAAGAGCTGCGCGCCCTTATCGAACCGCTAATTCCCGCGCCCATCCCGGGCGAGCGTGGTGAGAAAGGCGACTCCGGCGCGCGTGGCGATGATGGCCGGACGCCGACTGAGGACGAGCTACGCGCGCTGATCGCTCCGATGATCCCGCCGCCGATCCCCGGCGAGAGAGGTGAAAAGGGAGCGCCGGGTGAGCGCGGCGAAGATGGGCATGCGCCGTCAGAAGACGAATTGCGGTCAATCATTGCGCCACTCATCCCAGCGCCACTTCAAGGAGAGCGCGGCGAGAAAGGGGAAGCAGGCGCGTGCGGCGAACGCGGCGAACGCGGCGAACGCGGCGAACGCGGCGAAGATGGATGCGCGCCTACCGAAGAGGAACTGCGCGCGCTTATCGAGCCCATGATTCCGACGCCACTCACAGGTGAGCGCGGAGAGAAGGGAGAGAAAGGCGATTCGGGTGAGCGTGGCGAGGATGGCCAAACGCCCAGCGCAGATGAGTTGCGCGAAATCGTCACGCCACTGATTCCTTCGCCGACCCCCGGCGAGACAGGAGCCAAGGGAAGGGACGGCCGAGACGGCATCGACGGGCGTGATGCGCTACAGCTGGAAGTCATGCCGGCGATTGATGCGGCGAAGAGCTACCCGCGCGGGATCTACGCAACGCACGCCGGCGGACTGTGGCGTTCATTTGAATCTACGTTAGGCATGCGTGGTTGGGAGTGCATCGTCGATGGGATCGCGGACGAAACGGAAACACTTTCAAGTGATGGCCGTACAGTCACGCGCAAGACGATTTACTCCAGCGGTCGCGAGTACGAGCGCTCGTTCACGATGGCGGTCGTGCTCGACAAGGGCGTGTACAAAGCTGACGCCTCCTATGCGCCTGGAGACGCTGTCACCTGGGCCGGCAGCATCTGGATAGCGCAACAGCGCGATTCAACCATGGGATACGGCAAACCAGGGAGCCCCGGATCTGGCTGGCGCTTGAGTGTGAAGGCCGGCAGGGATGCGCGCTCATGAAGCTCATCACGCTCGCGCAGGCCAAAGCACACGTGCGCGTCGATCACGACGCCGAGGATGCGCAAATCGAAGAGTTCATCGAGGCGGCATCCGCCGCTGTCGTGAACTATCTGAAATCTGGCGCCGATGTGTTTCTCAACACACTGGGACTGCCCGAGGAGATTTTCAGCGATGACTCTCCTCCCGAGGTCGTCGACTACCTTGTTCCGCCGGAAGTGAAGACCGCGACGAAGATCCTTGTCGCGCAATTCTTTCGTGAGCGTGAAGGTTTCCAGGGCGATGAGATCGGCGGCGCGCTCGGCATCCCGCACGGCTATGGCTACTTGCCGCGGTCGGTCGTGGTGCTGCTCTATCCACTCAGAGATCCAGCGCTGGTATGACGCGGTTGATTGAAATCTCCCGGGAATGGCACGGGCAGACTGCGGCCATCTTCGCGAGCGGCCCGAGCATGACGGCAGAGGTCGCCGAGCGATGCCGCGGGCTGCGCACTATCGCGATCAACAATCAATCCATGGATTGCGCGCCGTGGGCCGACATCATCTATGGCTCGGATGCCAAATGGTGGCGGCATTACTTGCCGGTCATCATTGATCTACCGGGGCGGAAAATCTCTGTGCAGATTGGTTCGCCGATTCAAGGCGTGGACTATTTGCGCGCATCGAAGGAAGTCTGCGACACGCGCCCGACGTTCCTGTCAACCGGCGCCAACAGCGGATACGCGGCGCTGTGTTTGGCCGTGAAGCTGGGGGCGGCGCGTGTGCTTCTCTATGGTTACGATATGGCGCCACGCAATGGCAGGTATCGCCGTCACGACTACCCGGCCAACCTGAACTCGAAGCCGCGCTTCGCGGAATGGATTCCGCGCTATCGCACGCTCGCGCTCGAACTCAAGCGACGAGGGGTCGATGTCATCAATTGCACGCCCGGTAGCGCACTCACCTGTTTCCCGTTTCAGTCGGCCTCGCCGGCGCTGGCGGTTCCATGTTAGCCGCCGGCCGCTTGCGCCATCGCGTCACGTTCCTGGCGCCGACGAAGATACAAGACCCGGTGAGCGGCGACATGCTGATCACGTGGGCGAATGTGTGGACCAACATCGCGGCAGAAATTGCGCCACTGAGCGCCAAAGAGTTCATCGCGGCGCAGGCGATGCAGGCGCAGACCGTCGCACGCATCACCATTCGCGTGCTGCCGGAGCTGACGGCACAGCATCGCGTCAGGCATGGCGACACGATCTACAGCATCGACGGGCCACCGCTTCGCGACAACGAATCTGGACGGGAGTACATGACGCTGCTCGTCTCAGAGGTCGACGACTCCGAGGGCGCTGCGGGTGCCACGGCTGATTCGTCAACCGTAACGGCGGATTCCGATCAATACACGGCGGACGCAGCATGAAGCAAACCATCAACGTTGGTGTTTCACCGAACGATGGCTCGGGCGATACGTTGCGGGCGGCCTTTCAGAAGTTGAACGACAACTCCGACGAATTATACGAGGCCGTCGAGCAGCAGGCCGCGAGTCTGGCATCGAAAGCCAATGCGAGCGATGTCTCGACCTCTCTGACCGCTGTCAATGATTCCCTATCGGGTAAGGCCGATACGTCATCGGTGGATGCGGCTCTCGCAGACAAAGCCGATGCCGCCGCGATGGTAACCGCGCTTGATGCCAAGGCAGACGCAAGCGACGTACAGGCGTCATTGACAGCAGTGAATGACTCAGTTGCGACGAAGGCGGATGCCGTGGATATGGCAACCGCACTTGCGGCGAAGGCTGACACGTCGGCGCTTGCGACAAAAGCCGACGCTGCGGCAACGACCAC